GTATAATTTTAATGTTGTTGAAAATAACGGGAAAACGTGGTGGGACACTAGTGCAAGCGATAATGAATATGTAAAAGAATATCATAATAGATATATTGGTACATGGCAGGCACAGCAACGAAGCCAAGCATGGATAATAGCCGCTGCCGAATTACTTAAATTTCACAAAATTAAATTTGTTTTTTCATTATGCTACGCACTAGATTTTATAGAACCACATACAGATATACTAAATTCATATCCGTGGATTTGGCACAATGATAATTTAGGATTGGATGATTTCAGAACTATTAGTCAATTTAGTTCGTATGATAAAGGATTGGCACAACCACATACTCTTATTCACCTTGACTGGATAAACCAAGTATTAGAACCAAATTGTGAGTTTGTAAATTATAATAAAGACCTGTATAATAACCTAGAACAAGCATTAATAAAATCATGTTCAAAATAAAAACATTATCTGTTAAAAATTTTATGAGTGTAGGTAACGCTACACAGGCAGTTCAATTTGATCGCAAGGATCTTACTCTCGTACTAGGACAAAACTTGGACCTGGGCGGAGACGACACAGGAGCCAGAAATGGAACTGGCAAAACAACCATTATTAATGCACTAAGCTATGCATTGTACGGATCTGCACTAACTAACATCAAGAAGGATAATCTTATCAATAAAACAAATGGTAAGAACATGTTAGTTACTATTGAGTTTGAAAAGGACAGTATAGATTACAGAATTGAACGCGGGCGTAAACCAAACACAATGGCGTTTTATGTAGGTGGTCAAGAGCAACAGATTACAGACGAAAGTCAAGGCGATTCAAGAGAAACACAAGCAGAAATTGAACGCATGCTGGGCATGAGTCACGATATGTTCAAACATATTGTTGCATTAAACACTTATACGGAACCTTTCTTGGCTTTAAAAGCCAATGACCAGCGTACAATCATTGAGCAGTTGCTTGGAATAACAATGTTAAGTGATAAAGCAGATGCACTAAAAGAGCAGCTAAAGGCCACAAAGGATGCTATTACTCAAGAAGAATATAGAATCAAGGCAGTTACAGATGCCAATGCTAGAATACAAGAACAGATCGAAGCCACACGCCGTAGACAGACAATGTGGAATACTAAGCGTTTGAATGAAATTGTAGAATTACAAAAAGCATTAGATGTAGTTGGTGATTTAGATATTGAACAAGAATTACAAAATCACGATTTACTAGACGAGTATAACAATACAACAAACAAAATAAAAGAAATAACTAAATGGAAGGTAGCCTGTGAATCTGAACAGGTAAAATTAATTAAACAACTAGACAAACTTAAAAAAGAAATTGAGACTCTAGAAAAACATGAGTGTTATGCCTGCGGACAACCAATACATGATGATAAACATGAGCAAGTACTAGAAGAGAAACGTACTACGCTAAAAGAAACTTCGCTGCAATATCTTGCTAACGACGAACAATTAATGTCACATGTTGAAGCGATTCAACTATTAGGTACTCAAGGTAAGCCGCCAAAGGTATTTTATGATCGTAAAGAAGATGCTATTAATCATAAAAATACTGTGGCAAATTTACGACAACAATTAGAATCAAAGCAAGCCGAAGTAGATCCTTATGAAGAACAAATTCGCGAAATGGAAACTAAGGCTGTAGAAGAAATTAGTTATGATTTAATCAATGAACTTGCCAATGTTCGCGAACATCAAGAGTTCTTGCTAAAATTATTAACAAACAAAGATAGTTTTATACGCAAACGTATTATTGATCAAAATTTAAGTTATTTAAATGGAAGGCTAAGCCAATACTTAGATCGCATTGGACTTCCGCACACAGTTAAATTTTTAAATGATTTAACTGTTAGCATCGAAGAACTAGGTAGAGAATTAGACTTTGATAACTTGAGTAGAGGCGAACGCAATAGATTAATTCTAAGCCTGAGTTGGGCTTTCCGTGATGTTTGGGAAAACCTATATCAACCAATTAATTTATTGTTCATTGACGAAGTAATTGACACAGGTATGGATAGCTCAGGAGTAGAAAATAGTTTAGCTATTCTTAAGAAAATGAGTAGAGAAGGAAATCGCTCAGTTTGGTTAGTTAGTCATAAAGATGAGCTAGCTGGGCGTGTTAATAATGTTTTAACTGTAGTTAAAGAAAATGGATTTACTAGCTACAATACAGATGTAGATATAGTATAATTTTTTTACAGAGCATGTTAGTCATAATTAAGTTAGCACATGACTTGGTTATTCGAAAATGCTCCTGTAGCAGAACTACCCGAAAATTGTATTGGATACGTATATATTATTACAAATATTGTATCTGGACGAAAATACATAGGTAAGAAACTAGCCAAGTTTTCAAAAACTACAGTAAAAACAGTAAAGTTAAAAAATGGCACTAAAAAGAAACGTAAAATTAAATCTAAAATACCAAGCGATTGGCAAGACTATTATGGCTCAAACGACGAATTAATTCAAGATGTAAAAACACTAGGCCCAGAAAATTTTAAACGAGAAATACTTTACTACTGTAAATCAAAAGCAGAATGTTCATACATAGAAGCAAGAGAACAATTCAGACACCAAGTCTTAGAATCAGATGATTATTATAACGGACATATACAAGTCCGTGTCCATGGCTCCCACATTAAAAACAAGTTAAGCAGTTAAGCTAGCACAGGCCAATATCGTGTGCCCTATACCTGGTTGAAACATACGCAGGGATGGAAGACTCGCCGCTGCCGCGAGCACTCAACTACTACCCGCAAGGATGAAGATCGCTAATTGCCGCGATTTAGTTGTTTGAATAGGATAATATGGCTAAAAAGACGCATGAGTGATCATGCACGTTTGTATAGTAGGCTAGCATCTATTGTACAAACCGCCGTTGTATAAGAACGGAGCTCGAGGTACCGGACAACCGCCTTTGTAATGCTCTAATGCTAGTGACTGTGCTACTCGGATGAAGCGCATATATTTTTTGCCCGCCCTGGGCAAAGAGTGACCGATTAATCTGGATGAAACTATCTCTTTAAGACTATTAGAAATAATATCTATGAGCGCAAGCGAAATAGATAGATTAGCGTAGCTAATCTTAAAAGAATGGTAATCCTGATTTCTTTGTGGTCTCTAAATTATCTTCAATAATCTTTACTACATCTTCGCGTTCTGCTGCAGATAATGCCATTACATCATCATAAGTTAATCCGCCGCGCATGTACCATGCTATTCTAAGTGCTTCTTTTTTAAAGGCTCTTGCCTCACTTTCAAGTTGATCTATATATTTTATAAAATCTTCTAGAGTGGAGTTCAAGAGCCTTTCCCGAAAAAACTTGTATAATTAAATTCAATTGGTACTTTGTAGTCTTGTGAACAACTACCGCAAGTAACTTGCATAGGCGGGATAGAAGCAAATTCGCTAATTTCAGCTAATCGTTCTTGCAGTACTTTAATAAGTGTAGTATCTGTATTTTTATAAAATTCTAAAATATGTACGGGATTTGCTACTCTCTCGCCATCTCCTGTAAGTATATATTCTGTACTTGCTACCATGCCTTCTAGTGCAAGGTCTACTAAAATTTGCATACTTTTTTGGATTTTGGCTCCTCTTACTTCAGTGGCGTCCTCGGTACTTTCCAAAGCTTGTAACATTTTTTGTTCTTCTACTGCTATTTTACTTGCCTTGTTTGAATCAAAATAACTTTGTGGCCGTAATTTTATTTGTAAATTATGACTAGTAATTTTTAGTAGTTCAGCGTAATTTGGTTTTCTAATCCCGGCTAAGCAGGCTCTCAGGTCTTGAGTATATGTATTTTCTTCATTGCAATGCGGACAAGCAGTATCAAAATCCATATTATTACCATAACTGGCAATCCTAATAGATATTAGTACAGTATCTACGTCTATGCTAGGCATTTTCCAAGCATTTAAAATATTAGGGCAACAACTTTGCACTACCTCTACAATACCGGACCCATTCATTAGTGCGTCAGGAGTTTTTAAAGTAACTTCATCTTTAGTAGTCATTGGGTATACAGGTAGTTCATTGGTTACCGGCATTTCCAACGATCCTGGAGGCCAATATTCTCCTTGACTAGGTAAGTTGATGAATATAGCTGGTTGTCGAAAATACTTGCTTAAAGGATTAGGCGACATAATGTTAGGCTGTATAACATCTGGTTGTGAATTACTATTTTCCGTTGGCAAATCCATATTTGAAGCTCCATAAATATAAGTGCTGAACTGTATTTATAAGCTATTATAACGGAAATTTTAAAATGAGTTGGATTGATACAATGACCCCGGAAGAATACTTCCGTAATCTTAGCCGTGCTGTTAAAGATGGCATGAGCGATGGGTCTACAAGTCCTGGAGGCCCGGCTGCGCCTAGGAGCGTCAATGATGATGTTTTAACTCCGGCACAACGTGAACGATTTCGAAAAGACATAAAAAACTTTACACAAGACATCAAAGAAAGTACAGGCAGTTTAGAATCTTGGAAAGCTGCGCTATCTGGGCAAGAACAACAACTTGTTGACATAACTAAAACCCTTAAAGACCTAGATAAAGCTATAGAAGAAACTACCGACCAGCATGAAAAGGCTCGTATGATTAACGAGCGTTCCGCGTTAGCATGGCGTGCTGCACTTAAAAATGTTACAGCAACTACCATGAATTTTGGCGTTAAAATGTTTGGCGTCGCTATGCAAATGGTTAGCGCCGGTATAGCATTTGAACGCGGATTACTATCAGGATCAGATGGTATTAGTGTTGCTACAGATGCCATGGTAGCCAGCTTAAAAGCGGCCGGCGACACAGCTAAGGCGTCTGGCGACGCCTTAGGTAGCATTGGTACTATTCTGATGCTGTTACCTGGGCCACTTGGTTTGCTAGGTAGAGCTATTGGTGCAGTAATAGCATTTGCTGCACCTTTAATGGGAGCAGCCGCGCAAAAAGCAGCTGAATTAGCTGCTGAAGGTGCCAAGATTCTAGGTGATGAATTAATAAAAACTAGGAAAACCTTTGAGCAGATTACTGGAGCAGGTGTAGTATTTGCTGGCGGTATGGGAGAAATGCGTCGCTCTGCCAATAACGCCGGATTGAAAGTACAAGATTTCGCAGACTTAATTAAAGAAAACACAGCTAATTTAAGCTCAATGGGTATGAGTATGTCCGATGCCGCTAAAAGAATTGGCGGTGTTAGCAAGGTTTTGAGGTCTGGTGAATTAGGCGATCAACTACAAAAGCTAGGATATAGTTTTAAGGAACAAGCTGCGTTAGCGTCTGATGTAGCAGTGAGCCTACAAGCAGCTGGTCAGTTACGCGGAAAAAGTGACGCTGAAGTAGCTAGGTTAACTAATCAGTATGGTAAAGATCTTAAAGTAATACAGGAAATGACCGGCGAAGATGCCAAGAAAAAAATGGAGCAGGCTCGTAAAGAAGCACTAGCAGCTGATATTAGAACACAGTTACTTAAAAAAGATCCAACTGGTGAAAGTTTACGTAGATTTGAAAAAGTTTTTGCCACAGTACCAGACGAACTTAAAACTGGATTTTTACAAAGTGTGGCCAGTGGTGGTAAAGCTATTACTGATGTAGCTACTAACGTAGCTATGGCTAACCAACCTGCTATTGGTGCATATCTAAAAGCAAGTACTGATTTGGTTAACAATGCCGCAGTTACAGCAGAAGAGTCAACAGATTTAGCTGTGAATAACTTAAAGATAGCAGGTAAAGCAGTTAAAGATAGTTCTGCAGGATTTGAACAAGTAGCATTTGCAGCTAGAATGACCGGTGACAGTATGCTAACGGCAGCTACTGGTATTGTTAGCAAAATGACTGAAGCTGGCATAAGAATGGAAAATGCTAGTGTTGAAGCAGAGAGAAAAAGAGTTGATAGTGCCGCAACTACTAATGAAGCTTTAACGAACTCAGTGGTTAATCTTGACAAGAAAATGTATGAGTTGTCTGTACAACTTGAAGGTAGAGTAACTAGTGCTTTAGGAACTTTTGCAGATCAACTTAATGCCACTAGTACTACTTTTGCTCGTGCTATTGATGCTATTAATGCTGCATTAACAAAAGCTGGTGTAGAACCAGTAACGCAAGGTAAAAAACTTGGAGGTCAAGTAGAAGCAGTAGGTGCAGATGTAGCTAAAGTTGGTAAAATGGCTACTATAGGCGGTGGCATCATTGCAGGACTAGGATTCTTAGCTAGTTTAACTGGTATAGGTGCCGCAGCTGGTATTCCTATGATGGCAGCTGGTACAAGTTTAATGACTGGTGGTGCAGCTACGTTTGCTACTGGTAAAGGCATTGAAACTGGCGGTAAAGTAATGCAAGGTAAACCTGCATTCAACGAAGGCGGCATTGCACGAGGCCCAAAAACTGGTTTTGATGCTAGATTACACGGTACCGAAGCGGTTGTTCCATTGCCAGACAACAGAAGTATACCAGTGCAAATAACGAAAACTGCAAATCGCGATATAGTTGATATTAAAAAATTAGCAGCAGAAATAACAAAAAATAGTAAAGAAAATAAAGCTTTTCAAACTGATTATACTAAGGATCAACGTTATCAAGACATGCTGTCCAAGGAAAAAGATATAATTTTAGGTAGAAAACTTCGCACCGGTACTGCGCAACCTGGTCTTGAAGATAGACTATCGGTTAAAGAAGTTATGGAGGCTGAAAGAGAAGCTAAACTTAGATTTATGCAAATGTATGGCCAAGTTAATTTAGAAAAAACAAAACTTACTTCAGGCAATACTTCAGGACGTGAAGTAGGTATAAAGCCTACACCTTTACCTACTAACTTAGATCAAAAAATTTCTCCTACTAAACAATTGTCTTTATCAGACGTAATTGATGTATTCAAAGGATCTGACAAACCTCAACTTACTAAACTGTCAGATGAATCATTAAAACCTCTCAAAGATAGTTTTGATTTAATGTTAACTAAACAGGATCAAATTATAGCCAAATTAACAGAATCTGTAGATATCGAATCTAGAATTTTAACTCACGCCCAGTAATGTCTCACGGTAAATAAGCTACATAGGAATAATATAATGACTTGGCGTAAGTATTTTAAGACAGCTAATTTACCAACTAATGTAAGCCCGATGGGTAATGGTAGACTACCAGATCCTGGATATCGTAATTATCAAAGCAATTTACCAGAAGTTTATATAGGACATCCAAATCGCACTGAACGATACAATCAGTATGAGCAAATGGATATGGATAGTGAAGTAAATGCTGCATTAGATATTCTAGCTGAATTTATGACACAGCGTAATGAAGATAATAATACTGCGTTTGATATTCAATTCCATGACAATCCTACAGATAATGAAATTAAGATTATTAAAGAACAATTACAGCAGTGGGTCAAATTAAATGAATTAAACGAACGTATTTTTAAGGTAGTGCGTAATACATTGAAATATGGAGATCAAGTTTTTATTCGTGATCCGGAAACATTTAAATTGTTTTGGACCGATATGGTTAAGGTTACAAAGGTTATTGTTAACGAAGCCGAAGGTAAAAAGCCAGAGCAATATATAATAAAAGATATAAATCCAAATTTTGAAAATTTAACAGTAACAGCAGTAGCAGCTACAGATACCTATGTTGCACATCCTCAGAGTGGTGGACCTAGTGGTAGCTATGTGCAGCCACAAGTACCTTATTCGGGAGGTTCAAGATTTAGTCATGCTCAAAATGAAGCAGTAATTAATGCCGAACATAT